CTAACGAATATTTGTACACCATAAAACACAAGGGCCCTAGTTTTGCTAGGGCCCTTGGTGAGATGAATTTGCTTCTGTCTTACCTTAGACCCTTACGCTCCATTCTGGTGAAAATGTGCGTCCAATAGCCTGATCGTTTTGACCATTTAGTTTTACGCTATAAGATATGTGACAGAGATGCATGATTACCTATTAAGTTAGGGTGTTTAATTTATTTATACGTCGAAGACGGTTACTTTGAAAATAATTCGTCATGATAGTCAATATGATCGCTTACTTCTCCACGCCAATAGACGATAGAGGTGTCATCATGATCTGTGACTTTATAGTGCTCAATATTAAAGCCAAATCCTTTGCAGTGCGAAATGATTGTTTCAATAGCACCTTCTAGCGATTTAGCGTATCCCATGTCATTATCATTCTTAAAGATTTTATACATTCTCATTTAATAGCCTTTGACGAATCTGCTATATGTTTATCTTCACGCACTTCAACAAACACTGGCAGGAATAGTGATTCCTCACCTTGCTTATTTTTAATACGTGCATTATACTTTACACTTACAATTTTACCAACAATCGAATCGTTTGTAAAATTAATTCTATCTAAATCTTTGAAACCAGAACCTACGTCTACTTTAAGTACACCATCATCTGATTCGCAAATCAGAGCGCCTAGCATTCCAGTATACTTTCCGGTGCCAGGCTGAATATCGACAACCTTTAGATCACACTCAAGTTCACCTTTGAATTTAATCTGATGCTTAGCACGCTTATCTTCCCAGATGCTATGTAGATTCTTTAGGATGATACCTTCTAAACCTAATAGATAGTACTCATTAAACTTTTCGTGTGCTTCTTCAATACTGTTAACAATATCATGAGACACTAGCCAGATTTTCTTATTTCGTGGAGGAATGGTAGAGATCATAGCTTGCACAGTATTGAAGCGTGTCGTATAAGGAACACTGCACACTCCATTTTCAAATTCTTTATATGGAATGATATCCCATATTGTAGCATGCACCATTGCAGCTTGTTCTTCGCCAATAGTACCTTTCACGGCTTTGTTAAGAATACCGTTACCAGTTTGACGATCAGTGAATTGATGATCGCCAGGAAGCATGACCATCAATTCACCATCGAACACGCTGTCAATTCCTGCCGAAAGCTCGATGAATTCCTTCTCTAGATTTCCAAGAAGATGAATCTCCTTGCCATTGCGACTACGAAACTCTACGCTACTATCGATAGGACTATGCTTTACGATTGCATTGAATCGCATACCATCCATCTTTAACTGAGCCATTGCAGGCCAAGACATCTTATCGACCAGTTTTTGATCAAATGCACTTGCAAGCATACATGGATACTCGTGAATTAGACTAGGCCAAATCTTGTTAGCAGTAGACTCTGAAGCACCACACTTAAGATCTTTAGCAATGATGCGCTCTAGAACCTTTGCATCATCTGCAGTCAGCGAGGACAATAATTTAGTCAAGTACTCGATCGCGGCGTTACCAGTCACTTGCCGAGTAGACAACATAGCCAAACTTGGAATGACTGACGACAAAGTGTCAGCTTGATTGGATGCAGCAGGTTTGTACGCAGGGATCTTACGCTGATAGAACTGAGTGAATGGATCGTAAGCAAGAAAGAATACTTGCTTTAGTAGTTCATTATCTTTCTCGCGTTTAAGGATAGCTTCCTTCTCAAGACGAGAGGAAGTAGACTCAAGTTCGCTTAGGATAGACAAAATCATGTACGTTCCTTAATAGAATTCACGCCAAAGAACATTAGAGCAAGACCAAGTGCGACGATGGCAAGAGCACCAAGCACGGGGAATGTAGGATCGTGATCTAGAGATCCTACAGCGCCATAGACAAGAAAAAAACCTAGGATTACACGAAGCATAATGTACCTTTCAATCTGATAGTAAAATTATATCAAATTGATGAATATTTGTACAGGGCTAGTGATTATTCTTTGTGAATTTGTTTATCACTTCTCGTGCTTCTTCAAGACCGCTATGATCTAAGACTATCCTATCCAACGCGAATTCAACTTCTTCAACAAGCCATTCAACATATTCGATTTCATCGTCGGGTAGATTTGCCAGCCAGTGCGCGAGTTCTTGCTGCTCCATCGAGAGAATAATCTTAAGATTTTTTTGATGCTGTGTCCTCATTCTTTTTGACCTGTACTGGGATGAAGCCATGTTCGGCTGCTAACTTAGCAGTGACATTCTTATATAGTTTATTTAGCTTCTGATCTTTTACAGCAAGAAGAACTTTAGCTTCAGACGGATGAACACTTTCAAGCAATTGAAGGAAGAGTTGTTCTCGACGAAGCTTTGGCAATTCACGAGCTTTTGTAAAGATATACAACTTGCGCATTTCTTGTGTAAAGTTTGTAGGAGTCATTCCAATAGGCGCTGCATCAGGCTTAAATGGAGGATCTCCTTCGGGTAGATCAAATTTTTGTTCAGGAATGAAAGCGTATTGGAAGAGAAACTTTAGCGCAACATCTTCACGATACTTTGCTAATGTCGTTGGTTCCTTATTAACTTCCTCTAGGATTTCGGTAATATACTTTCGCATTTAAAAGTCCTCTAATTCGTCAAGCAGCAATCTGCATTTGTTTTTAATAAGATAATTCATAATAGAATTCTTGTCACCTTTGGGTTGTTCTTCAAAGCTAGTCATTACTGCTGCTTTTACATCTTCTGGAATATACTTAAAATCTACCAGAGTAATGTTACGGCGCCAGTTATGGCGTTCTTCGTCAGTCTTACAACCAATAAAACCATTTTCAATGAATTCATTAAGACGCTTAGAGCTCACTGGCTTTTGGCGTTCGCCTTTCATAAAGACATCGCCATTAGACAAAATGTTGGGAATACCATCACCGGCGTCACCTTTAACGATGTGCTCGATAAGCCATTCCTTTAGCTCCTTCTTATTTACTACGATTTGCTTCTTAAGCATAGGACTAAACTGCTTAACATTGTCATATTCATGAAGCTGTTTAAAGTCTTTATCTGATGAGATGATCATTACAGGTTCATGCTTGCCGAACTCCTGAGTCGATTGAGTAAGCACGGCGATAACGTCATCGGCTTCACACCGATCAACGTTAAGAACTCTGTAAGGAAAGTATTCCTTTAAGTCATTGCGAATTTCCGATAGCGTATTAAAGATAACTTGCCAATCGAGGTCAGATTCTTCACGAGCTTTCTTGCGCATTCCCTTGTAGTTGTGAAAGTATTCCTTACGCCAATAGTTACGACTATCGCAGGCAATGACCATCTCGCCGAATTCCTTGCCATACTTTTTCTTGTATGACTTAATTGATGAGAGTGCTACGTGTCGGATAAGATCTTTCTTATCACCTGGAGCATCCTTGCGAAGGTCTTTGCTGAATGCAAGAATTGCTGCGACACACACCTGCGAATAATCTAGAAGAATCATTTATTGCCATCCAATTTGTACAAGAATTTCACGATAACACTGGCAACCAAAATCATATTGACTACGGCGTTCATAGATTGGTTGTGGTGCTCTAGGTAGATTATATACTGAAGGTGAATTATTGTACACCGGCGGCAGGTTGTATACTGGAGGATTTACGATAACCTGTCGTGGCGCCTGAACTTGATTTTGCTGGTTAGCAAAAATCCAACCAAGACCTAAACCAAGCAAGGCTCCTTGTTCACGTTCGCCCCAAGCAAAGGCCGGAGTTGCAGCGACTAAAGCAAGTGAAAGAATAAGTTTTTTCATTTTGATTCCTTAAACTGTAACATTTTGCATATAACGATATTCGTTTATAAAATCTGCTGGAAAATCTTCATGATAGTAGAAGTAATACCTAGCAGACTTAAGCCCTGATTCTTTACGCATATGATCAAAGCCTAATCCTAACAATTCATTTTCAGATGCAATGTTAGGATTGATTTCAAAAACTTTTTCAGCTAAACTTTTCATTTGTGTTCCTTTATTTGATTTGATAGATCAATTATACCACACATTTGATTTATTGTACACTGTATACTAAAGTATACAGCTAGTTTTAGTCAACTATTAAAATACTCGAAGAATAATGCAATCCTCGTTAATTCTACCATTGACTGCCGATTCCTTAGTCTTCAAGTTCTTGAACTCATTGGCTAGGTTTCGTTTAGTCATATCAGCATAACCTGTAACCATCTCAGGCTTACGCATAGTCTTAGAGCCTGATGTAGCTACTTCGTAGTTGAGGATAGTTGTACCTTTGATGGATAACTTACCATCACCAACTGCGCGATACACTTGCAGTTTCTTATATTTAGTATTATAAAGCCAAGTTTCGCTAGATCCTACGATATTGACAGGAGGAATAGACTTGAGTTTAAGTTCGGCAAATTCCTTAAGGAACTTCACCTTTGCTGATAGCACCGATGCAGGTTTTTCCTTACGAGCTCGAGGTTTGCGTACAGCTTTAGCAGCAACCTTTTGTTGAGCGCAGGCATCAGAGATAGCTTTAACA